CCCTGCCGCTGCAAGATAGGGAAAGATACCTGACTGTACAATGTTTGCTGCTGCGTAACCTGTGGCTACTTGGCTGGCAGGGTTCTTTGGTAAGTTTACACCTGCACGACTAAGATTCTGTCCTGCTCTGGAGATGACCGTATCAAACTCTAATCTACGCTTTTCGTCAACAACGTCCAATGCTCTGTAGGACAGTGCTTGCTTGCGTAGTAAATCTTTTACAGCTACATCAGGCACGTTGTTTGCTATGGCCTCATGTACTGCCTCTGAGATAGCCCTGCGACCTGCCTTAGACGGTGTAGCAATAACATCCTGCTCTGATCTCTGGTCTTTCTTTAGCGCCCTGTCAAGAGCCTGACGAGCCTCTAAGACCTCTATTGCTGTACCTTTGCCTGCTTTTTCCACAAACAAACGTAGCTGTTCCTCTATCTTACGAGCCTTGCCTTTTCTATTGTACACTTCATCTTCAAGACCTGCCATTGCTCTTGTTCTTATGTCCTCCACAAGCGCATCTAGGTCTATCTGAGGATTACCTGCTTTAGATATGCCAGTTTTTAGCTGGTTAGCTTGTCTGCCAATATAGTCCTCAATGACATTGAAGTTGTCAATAAACGTAGCTTTAGGGTCAAACTCAGGTATGCTTGAGACAACATCAATCATCTCAATTTCATCTGCACTAGGATCGTAAGATTTCTTACTTAGCCAGCCTTTTGTGTACGTCGTGCCTTGACCAAACCCGTCCAACGGTTTTAGTGCCTCAGTGACAAGCTCTTTTCTTTTGCCTATCTGCTGCCTGCGGCCACCTCTGACTAGACCCATTCCTGTATTGGCTAGTCCTGAAGATTCTGGCAAGACAGGCTTTATTTTTGTAGGTGGTGCTACAACCGCTGCTACGTCTACTAAACCTTCTATTTCTCTAGCAAAATAAGCATAATCAGGATCTTCTTCTTTACGTGCTAGATGCGTTGACCAGCTTTTCTGCATTGTGTTGAGGATGTCTTGAGCTATTTCAGTCTCTCCCACTATTGTAGCTAGTTTAGTCACTGGCTCAGCTACTTTCTTAGCTGCGGGTGTAAGGCCTTCTACTCCACTTCTCACGGCATCTTTTAGCACATCAGGCGTAAGGTCTTGGAATGCACTAACTAAAATATCACCAGTGCCTCTTATGCCCTCAGACAGCAGCCTAGTTGGTGATACGCTATAGTCAGCTTCCGCTATATCTTCAATACGCTGTCCTGTGCGCTCTAATGCGCCTGTAATGTTGGGCAGCATAGGGCCATCAGGCTCTTGCACAGGTGCCTCTGCCATAGAATCGAGCATCCCGGCTAGCTCATCAGCAGCCTCAAAGTCTTGTGCGGCTATGGCTCTGTTGTGTGCGTCGAGTAGCTGTTGTCTAGTATATTGAGCCATGTTAACCTACTGGATATATTGTAAAGATCGTTGACTTGGGCCTGTTCTTTGAGGCATAGGTACAGAGCCTCTGCCTATATCAAGAAGACGTACTGCCTCTGGAGTCAACAGTCCTGCTTTGACAGCCTCATCAGTCATTCTGCTTGCCTGTCTAAGCTGAAACTCTGCAACTTGCTTTTCTATACGTAACATTCTTTGCAGTGTTTCTACTTCCAACGTAGGCGTACCTGCCTGCGCCAATGCAAACTCACGGTCAGCGTCTGATAGACCAGTACCTGCACCATATGCTTGTATGATGTCAGCAACTTTTGCTGCTCTTTCTAGTGCAAACGCCTGTGTGTTCTCTAAGGTAGGCGTGTCAATACCGAAGAAAGATCCTAACCTAGCTATCTCTACTTTTGCATTAGCTCCCAGCCCACTAAATATACCATCATCAATTAGCTGTTGCGCTCTAGCGTTTTCTGCTAAAGTATCTGATGCTTCGCCTCCAGCTTTAATTGTGTTAGATACTGTTTCGTTTACAAGCTCTTTCATGTCATCAGGCATCTTACCAAAGATACCGTCTAGTTCTTGTGTCTGCACCTGTTGTGGAGCAGGAGCTAACCCTGCATCGCTTGCTCTAACCCATTTACCATCAATTAGAACTTTGTTACCCAGTACAGAGTACATCTTAGCACCACCACCAGCTACAGGTACATAGGCTTTTATAGCTCCTTTGTCCCCACGCTCTACTACAGTCTTCATTTCCTCAAATGATGGAGGATTGTCACCGTACTGTGCTTTTAAGTCTGTAGATGTAATACCTGCTGTTGCAGCCAAAGCCTCTACAGCTTTATCATCGTCACCTCTGGTGGCTAGTTCAATCTGCCTGTTTCTAAGTTCTTTAGCAATCTCTACAAGTTCTTCAGGAGCAGCGTTTTGTATCTCTGGCCCCATTTCTAAGCCTAAGTTAGCCGACAGTTCAAACAAAGCTAGTCTTTGATTTTCTACTCTTTGAGCCTCTTGTCTTCCTGCTTGTATAGTTTGTATCTTACCAAGAGCATCAGCTATTTGTGAAGGTGTGCCATACTTTGCTACAACTTCTAAACTTTTAATCTGTGCGTTAGGATCTTTAGGGTCAATACCTTGTAACTCTGCCTGTGCTTTCTCCTGTGGAGTCCTCATGTCCCTACCCATCAGGTTGCCAACATTACGTGCCAGCATACCACCAAGGCTTGCAGGTTGTACTCCAGCGCCTGTAAGTGTGCTAGTTTGACTAGCGGGGGCTTGTGTCAGGGAAGAACCAAAGTCTCTTATGGAACTTAAAAGTCCCGGACTAAATCTTAAATTTGCCATTATATGTTACCCTAAAAACCCAAAAAGATCTTTTAATGTTTTGTTTTGTAAAAGTTTTTCAAACAAACCTTCTTCACCGCCACTAGAACCAGCACCTAATAAACCACCATACAAGTCTCTAAGCGCACTGGCTCTGCCTAGCTCAGTTTGTGCTAATGCTTCTAAGCCAGATATACCTGCTTCAGCCTGTAATCCTGCACCACTACGTCTGCCCATGTCAGCCAAAGACGCTATGTTAATTGCTGGTGACAAGGTTGACAATAGCAACTGTTCAGGTGTTGCTTCTAGTCCAAGACCAGCACCAATGTTCTGTAGCTGTGCAGCTTCCAGTAAGGAAGGTAAACCAGCGGCTTGTCCTGTCAAACCAAAGAGTCCCTGTGCTGCTCCTAAGTTCTGTTGTCTTTCTGCACCTGCTTGCTGTAGTGCTGCTAAGGCTGCTGTGTTCTGTGCTTCTGCTCTAGCTTTCTCTAGTGCAAACTGCTCTGGAGATCCACCAAACATGGCTGTACGTAATCCCGTACGCCCTTGAGACTGTAACTGCTCTTGTAATGCTAAGCGTTGTCTTTCTTCTTCAGGTCGCTGTGCTGCACGTATACGCTCGTACACATCAGCTTCTCTAGTAGCTTGGTCACCAGTAGCTGCTGTTAAAGCTGACTCAGCACCTGATAAAGCCCCTGACTGAAAAGTGGACACATCTGGAGCTAACCCTGTAAAGTCTGTTAAAAGACCACCAGTAATTCCTGATAAAGCTGTTTGTCTAGCTGTTTGCTCTGGAGTTAGGGTAGTAGTGTAGCCGCCTTCATCAGTAGCTGTTGTAGTACCAAAACCCGTAGTTACAGTAAAGGGTTCAAACTTAGTTGCTTTTGCTGCTTCAGTACCTATTGTACTAGCGCCTGAAGCTAAGCCAGAGCCTACGTCGCCTAATCGCGTTAGTAGGTCGTTGTAAGCAGTTAAGTTTACCCCTGTAGACGCAAGGTCACTTAACGATAGGTTTCCTAAAAAGTCAAGAAGACCGCCTGATTCTTCTGTATGTCCTGCTTCATGTGGCATTATTTTTTCTCTCTATATCACTATACTTGTTATTACGGTGGCCCCTGTTGTAATCACTACAGTAACAACAAGCCACGCTAAGCGTTCCCACCTAGCGGCATGACTGTCAGCAACAGCACGTAACTGTTTTAACTCTACAGTACATTCAGCCCATCTCTCACCACATTCCTTCTCATGGTGAGCTATACGTTCCAAAGCCTCTAAAGCTACTTCCATCTCTGTTTTAACAGTCATAAGTGTTCTCACCAACTACTGCTTAGCTTTGCCAATGTTTAATGCAATTACGTCTAGTAGCTTGTATGCCTTTGCAACCCACAAGTCATCCGTAGGTGTTGGTGTCATAGCAGCTACTGCTGATGCTAAAGCTACAGCAGCGGTGAGTACGTTGAATACGTCAAATAGATATTCCATACTTACGCCTTTGGATCGTAGTCTGTAGCAGATTTAATTGCTGCGGTGATTGTTGACATATCTTCGCTGCCCCAATCGTCTAAGTCTTTCATAAACGACAGATAGCCAGAGCTACGCATAACGCGCTCTTTCTTTTCGGCACTGGTCATGTCGTTACAGAACTCGTCGTCATCGTCAAGACAGTTTGTGATTACGCTTACGCTACCTAGCATTGCTGAGTAGTCTTGTGCTTTTTGCTCGTCAGAGCGTGCTTCTGATTCAGCCATTTTTAGCCTCCTGATTTAAGGGTTTCTATTTCTGCGGAAAGTTCTTGGATTGCTTTTACAAGCATTGGGATAAGTGCTGCTGGTGCTAACGCTTGAACAGTAGTTTCGTCTGTCTTCCAAACAGCTTGACCGTCTTTAACTTCTGCGTGGTTATCAATAACTGTTTTTACTTCTTGAGCAATAAAGCCATGAAGCTCAGTTCCATATTCATGGCCCAAGCACGGATCGTCTGACCCTTCAACATATTGAGGCAAGTCGCTAGGAACGTCCTTTGCCTTTTTCCAATTATATGTTACTGGGCGAAGGTCGTTTATGAACGAAAGTCCTGCTGTGCTTTCTACGATATTTTCTTTGAGCCTCTCGTCAGAACTAGCTGCCCAAGAAGTATCAGAGCCATCCAGCGTAAGGGATGCTTTATTAGTACCCGCGCCTACTGATATTGTGTCATTAGCGGTGGTATTAACATTTATGCCGATGGCAATTCTTCCACTAGCAGCGCCAGTGCCTACATCAGCACCTTTTCCGAGCGCAGTGTTAAATGAACCAGTGGTACATGAATCCCCAGCATTTTTACCCACAAAGGCATTGTCCTCGCCTGATGAAATAGCAATTCCAGCTTGATGCCCTATCGCTGTATTGGAGCCTCCTGTAGCAACATTAAGAGCAAAGCGTCCCATTGCAGTGTTGCTGTTTCCACAGTTTGCAGACAGCGCGTGTGATCCAACTGCGGTATTTTCTCTACCATCATCAGTACCGTCGCCACAGTTAGAACCCACAAAAGTGTTCTCCGTTCCCGTGGTGACTAACAGACCTGCTTCAAAACCCACAGCGGTATTAAAAACATCTGTAGCTGTCGTGAAGTTTTGAGTAAATAAAGCGCCTGATCCAACAGCGGTGCTTTTACTTCCAAGAGTGTCGGTACTCAAAGCAGCAAAACCTATGGCTGTATTACGGTCTGCATCTGTAAAGGCGTCACCAGCCAAGCTGCCTATAAGAGTGTTGCGAACTCCCGTGCTGACTGCCGCTCCTGCGTCATATCCAACGGCTACGTTGTAAGCTTCTGTGGCCGTAGTGAAGTTTTGTGCTGATAAGGCGGTGCGCCCTACAGCAACCGACTTGCTGCCTAACGTATCTGAAGTAAGCGCTGCATAACCGATAGCGACATTAAAATCCGCATCAGTTAAAGCATCACCAGCAAGACCGCCGAGGATGGTGTTCTTTACACCCGTGGTGATATCACGACCAGCGTGATAGCCCATCGCTACATTGTAAGAATCAGTATTTGTGGTGAAGTTTTGAGTTTTTAACGCATCAACACCCACAGCTACAGTTTTTGTGCCAAGCGTATCTGTTGTAAGTGCTTGATAGCCTATTGCTACATTGTTGTTTGACGTAGTAAGTGCATCACCTGCCAGACCACCAAGGAGGGTGTTGTATTGTCCCGTGGTGACTGCCGTACCTGCTTCGTGTCCAACTGCCGTATTGTAAGCATTTGCTCCTGCATTCAAGTTCCTTAGAGCAGAATCCCCGATAGCTACGTTGGCTCCATGAGCATCTTCTGTGAATAAAGCCTTGAATCCGATAGCAACATTACTATCGCCTGTAGTCAAAGCCGTACCTGCTTCATCGCCCACGACCACGTTGTAGTTGCCGCCAGAGGCTATGCTGTTACCTGCGTTGACACCTGCGCGGAAGTTGGAGGTGCCAGCGGTTGATGAAATTAAATCGCCTGAGTAAGTCACGCTGCCAGTTACGTCGATGCCTGTGGAAGTTGTGGCTAGTTTTTCTGCTCCGTTAAAGTAAAGCTCAACGTCACCATTTTCATTTCCCTTAATCATGGCCTCGCCATCATCAGAGGTATTAACTCTAAATTCCCCAGCTTGAATAATAAAATTTCCAGTACCGCTATCAACAAGTCTGCTATGGCTACCATCGTGATAAATCTGTAGGTCAGAGTCAGCGCCAAAGATGGCCTTAGCGTTGTCTGCAAACGTAGCGTTACCAGCATGTGCAGTTGTAGAAGCAAAATCTACAGCACCGTCAATGTCCACAACATCTAGGTTAGTGGTGCCATCAACGTCTATGTCGCCTGAGATGTCCAGAGAAGCCACTACAGCCGTACCTGTGAGCGTAGGTGCAGTTAGTGATTTATTCGTAAGAGTTTGTGAGCCAGTAAGCGTTGCTACTGTACTGTCAATAGCAAAGGTCACAGCGTTACCAGAGCCACTGGTGTCAATACCAGTACCACCAGTAAATGTAAGAGTCTCTGAGTCTAGGTCTATGCTCAGTGCGCCACCAGAATCTGCTTGGAAGTCTAAGTCTTCAGCAGTAATCTGTGCATCTACATACGCCTTAATAGACTGTTGAGAAGCAATACCTGTAGCACTGTTGGAAGACATATCATCTTCATCAAGGAATGCTTTACCGTCTAAGATGTTTAGTTCTGCCGCTGTGGACGTTACGCCATCCAGTATGTTAAGTTCAGCAGTAGTAGATGTTACACCATCAAGTATATTTAGTTCAGCAGCCGTGCTTGTGACACCATCTAGGATGTTGAGTTCCGCTGCCGTAGCCGTAACCGCTGTGCCATTAATAGAAAGTGCGTCAGTTTCCAACGTACCGTCAATGTCAGCGTCACCTGAAATGTCAAGAGATCCCGCATCCAGTTCTCCTGTAAGTGTAATGTTACGGAAGCTGGCTACATCTTTGTTTGCATCTACTGTTACAACTTTACTAGCTACTACTGTTCCTACGGCAGATCCAGTGTCGCTGTAGTTCAATTCAGCAGTAGTAGCTGTTACACCGTCTAGTATGTTTAACTCTGCGGCAGTGCTAGTCACACCGTCTAAAATATTGAGTTCTGCTGCGGTTGACGTTACGCCATCTAGGATATTTAACTCAGCAGCAGTAGCGGTCACTCCGTCCAAAATGTTAATTTCTGCGGCTGTAGAGGTTATAGCTGTACCGTCTAAGTTAATAGCGTCAGTGTATAGTGTACCGTCAAAGTAACCGTCCTTAAACTCTAAGGAGCTAGTACCAAGGTCTACGTCATTGTCCGTTACAGGCGCAATAGCTCCATCAGCCATTGTAAACTGTGCAGTACCTGCGGAACTAAATGCTAAAGTGTCCGCTGCGCTAAAGAAAAGACCAGTGTTAGTGTCACCTGTGTTTGTTATGGAAGGATCACCAGCAGTGCCATCAGGAAAAGAGACTACGCCTGTAAAAGTAGGGCTAGCTGTGTTTGCCTTAGTTGCGGACGCAGTTGCAATATTGTCAAACTCTGCATCAATCTCAGAGCCTTTGACAATCTTATTAGCATCACCAGATACTAAAGAGTCTTTAGCTGTAAAGTTGGTTGTCTTTGAGTAATTTGTCATACTAATTTACCTATGAGTGCTTCAGTCTTTAGTTCCTGTATTGACAAAGACCTTCCATTAATTATTGCGTCTACCCCAATAGTAGCAACTGCCCCTGATCCTGTAGATTTTACTTTAGCGTCCTCTACAATAATAGAGGCACTGTACTCTGCTTCACTTGTGTTGTACTCAGCAACCCCGTACTCTGCTATATTAGAGTTTGATATTGTTAACGCTTGTTTAGTGTACGCCTCTGTGTAGTCGTAGCCCCAGTTAAGAACAAGACTACTACCTTGACCGCCAATAACCTTAAAAGACAGTTCTTTAAGTATTTTAAGTCTTGAAGGATCACCAAAAGCCAGAGGCTGTGTGTAATACTTCATTGTGTAGGGGCTGGTATCGTCTAAAAATTCTGAGTATTCGTTGATACCTTTTTCTGTACCTAAAAATACTGTACCGTCTGACCCTATACTTCCACAAAGTATTTTAGTAGAGGGCCAAGTAGTAACTCTATTACTACCGTCTTCTAAAGTTCCCCGCATATCGAAACAAAAAACAAGAGAATTAGAAGGAAAGAACAAAAGATAAAAAGCATTCTCTGGACTATATATAGATTTTATATTACCTGTTTCTGACCCTGTGTTGCGTATAATATCGTCACGCACATTTTTAGAAACATTCCCAATTGGGTTTGATTTCTCCTGTATAGTTCTTCCTAAGCTACGCACACCAGAGTCGGACAGGAAAATTAAATCAGTTCCTGTGTCCTGTACACTGTCTCTAGCTATACATCCAATGCCTGTTATAACATCAGACAATACCATACTTGCAGGAGCAGAAGCGCCTGAGTACAGTAGTATACTTTGCTTGCCAAAAATAACTAAAAAGTTGTTAAACTCTCTAATAGCTACAATTTCATCAAACCCTGTAGGCCAGACTGTGGTTAAGTCTAAAGATCCTGACGTACCCCCTGTCCAATCGTCACCATCAAGAGTGTCGGAAAAAAACAAAGTGTACTTGTTGCCTGTGACATCCCCAGCCCAAAGCCTACCAAACGCAGCACATCCTTCATTAGCATCAGGAGCATCAGAGGATAATACCCCTATAGTCCCTGCGCTTGTAGTGTACTCTAGTGCGTCATGTCCTCTCTGAAAAAAGTATGCGTCCCCATTAAACGAAACTATTTTCCAGTTGTTGGCAGTTATCGTCATGCTGTTTGTTACATCAGTCAATGACGTAGTGCCAGTAAAAATTTTGTTGTTGCCTGTTGAGAATACTATTTTAGTACCATCTCTTTTAGTAAACTCAAACACGCTTTCTATGCCAGCACTAGACCCTAGAGGGGTAGTAGAGCTAGTAAGTTTTTTTATTCCCTGTCTGGCACCTATCCTACCAAACTTATCAATGACAGCATTTTCTGCAATAGATGCAAAGGATGAGTCTTGGTTGACAGGAGAATCCTGAGTGTTTAACCCACGAAACCCCGGCGCTCCTACATATATGCTTTGTCTTTGTTGTGCCATTATGCGGGTCTAAAAATAAATTCTTCAGGGTTCTTATATGCGTCTAATGCAATCTCGTCTGATAAATGACGATCTGCAATAAGGAAGTAATCTTGTGCAGTTGTACCTCCAGTTTCTCCTCTTTCTCTCGCCAACAAAGCTACAGCCGCATGTACAATAGGATTAGATGGTATTGCAGTTGTGTCTGTGTCGTTACTCAGTACGCCTTCTCTAGCTATCAAATCAAAGCGTAAAGAGTAAGAAGCGTCTGGAGTTGGGTACACAGTAACTTGTGTATCTCCTGAACCGTCTACTCCTGAGTAAGTAAAGTAAGCGGGTGCGCCGCTAGTAGATCCAGCGTTATATACTGCATTGTTTACCCAAGTAGGTGTTTGGTAAGTAATAAAGAAATTAGATGTGTCGTTAATAACACTATATATTTTAACACGTTCTCCTGCATTTGTCAAGCTATATTCTGAAGTTCCTGCTGATGCTGAAACAACTACTGTAGTCCTGAGTGCAGACCAATCGTGTGCATTCTCTACCTGTGTCTTTGCGTCATTTACAAAGTCACCTACCATCTTAGAGTACGCTGTGTTAGCTACTGCCGACACTTCATCTTCACGTAAGCGTCTAAGTACGCTGTTCACTAATGTTAAGTATTGTGTACTCATCCTATTATGTTCCTAAATAAACTGGGTGCAAACTCTGGTGTTTCGTACATAGTTGCTCTTTGTACTGCTTGCGGTGCTTGATATGTAGGAGTAAACATATAGTCTTCAAATAAAGTTTTAGTAACTCCCTGTGGTCTTAACATACCTGCTGCTAAGCCTATCGCTAATCCTGCTCCAGCGCCTACGCCTGATCCTGTGCCTGTACCATCTCCACTCCCATCGCCACCGCCTGTGCCGCTTCCTGTGCCTTCTCTTGTGCCTGTGCCTTCGCCTACATCACTAGGGTCACCTATCTCACCAGCGCCAGCACCGGGAGTACCAGAAGCGCCTGTACCTGTGCCATCGTCACCAGTTCCGGGCTGTACTGTTTCTCCTGTGCCTGTGCCCGTACCTGTCGCTGCTCCAGTACCTGCTGTAGCAATAGTCGGATCTTCTGTTCCTGTTTCAGGTTCAACAGGAGTGGCTGATGTGGGGTATTGCTTAAAATAATCTGTTAAGTTAGCAACCCAAGAAATAGCATCAAGAATATTAAAATCTGAATCAAATACGTCTGGAGCAGGTGGCCCTTGAGGTAGAGTTTCATATACTGCGGGGCCGCCTGAAATCCATTTATCTAACTCTCCTTGTAAAGCAGCTTTAAGATTAGGATCTGTTTCTAAATTAATAGCTTCTTTTAATTGAGCAGCTATAATATCTGTAGAACCTGTTTCTTCTCCTAATTCGCCAGCGCCTTCGCTTCCCCCTGCACCAGCACCTCCACCGCCACTACCGCCAGCACTGCTTTCTTCTTCTGTAGTTTCTGTTACTTCTGTTTCTACAGGTGGCTCTGGAATTTCTGGAGGCGGTACTTCAGGTTCAAAAGGATCTTTATACTCTATATTAACTTCAGATGTTACTTCTGGAGGATCAGCTTCAGGAGGTGTTACAGTTTCTGATGGAGTAGCTTCTACTTCTGTATAGGCTGGTGCTTCTTTTTCAGCGGCTGCTGCGGAGGCTTCGTCTTCTATTATTTTATCTGCTCTAGCTTTAGCTTCTGCAATTGCTTTAGCTTCATCAGTTAATTCTGAAGTAGCTCCTTCAATAGCCTTATTAACACTAGAATCTGTAGCGGCTGCATTTGCAGCAGCAGTCTCAGCGGCTTCAGCAGATAAAGAGTCAACAAGTTCTTTCTGAGCATTGTCACCCATACCGTCGCCATCAGTGTCTTGCCACTCATTAGCGTCATTAGGAAACAAGTCTACAACATCGTATATACCGTCACCGTCTGTGTCGGTGGTTCGTTCTATGCGTCGTTGCTCTTTGTCTTCTGCTATTTTTTGTCGTACTGTTGCTTCAGCGGCTCTAGTAGCGTTGACTTGTTCTACTCTGTAAGCGTCTTGAGCGTCTTTATAAGCACCTGCTTGTGCCTTTTTAGCGTCTTCCAACTCAGCTTGTGCTACACTAGCAGCGGTTCGTGCTTGATTTACTTTATTCTGCGCGTCTAGTTTAGCAGCGTCTGCTCTTTTCTTAGCATTTCTATAAGCAAAACTACGTGTTCCGTACCGTCTAGCTACATAACTAGCATAAGAATCTGCGCTAGCTACGGAAGCATCTGTTTCTTCTATGATAGCTGCTACGTTGTTTGATGCAGCTTGTGCTGTTGTTTCTGCTGCGGTAACCGTAGCGTTAGCAGCCACAACAGTTTCATTATCTTCAGGTTTAGTTAAACCATCTACAGCAATAGCTACAGCAGCAGCTACGGTTGTATTGTCTTCTTCAGTAGTTTCTTCTGGTTTTTCAGCGTCTGCGTTTGCAGTAAGGCTGTATATTGCATTAGGGTTAAAACCACCATCAGGGCCAGCGCCGGGGCCGTTGTATGTAATTCCTCCTCCCGGCAAACCGCTAGCTGTAGATAAACCTTCTACAACTGCTCCTACACCAGCGGCTACTGTACCTGCTTTAGCTATTTGACCCAAAGTAGGTATTTGTACTATAGGAACTCCTGCTGAAGTTGCACTTGCTCCTGTAACGGAAGCAACAAAGTTACTAAGAACTGTACTTGCTGCCTCTGACCCTGCTTTTAACGCACTTGTTAAAGTGCTTACTACGGAAGAACCGCCTGTCTGAGCTACTGCGGCAGACGGTGAAACTGTTACAAAACCTGTTGTTGTCCCTGATGCAGCAGCGGCTGCTTTTACAGCAACAACTGCGCCAGTAGCTACTAAAGCTGCTGCTATAAACGGTGCAGCGTCTTCCAGTGGAGAAGTTTTTTCTGGCCCTACAGCATCTCTAGCAAACGTGCCGTAGGTTCCTACCTCTCCTGTTTGAGTGTAGTACGTATTGCCGCTGCGTTGAGTAGAGTGCAGTATGTTCTTTAACTTACCGCCATCTTCCTGTTCTTGGTAGTAAGCAGGAGTAGTGCCTAAATTTAAGTATAAAGTTTTACCGCCTACTTGTGTTGTAGTGGGTATGCCTTCCTGCTCAATGTACTGTGTAACTGCATTATTGTGGTCTTGCATTGCAAGAGCGTATGCTTCAAAGTTAGAGTAAATAGCGCCGGGAGTTTTCTGTGCTTGGGCTAGTCTCTGCTGTCTGCGGCTTTCTCCACCGTCTCCTGTTTCTAAAGGGACGTACTTAGGCTGTAAAGCAGAAAAAGTTTTAATCTGCTGTAGCTGTTCATTGGTTAAAGGAGTATTGTTATTCCCGTCAGTAACTTGATTAGAGGCTTGCCATGCTGCAAGGAAATCTTGGTCTACGCTAATTACTGCATTAGACGGAGAAAAACCTCCTGCTGCTTCAGTGTACTGGTCAGTAGGTAACGTAAAGTCAATAGAAAAGTCAGGGGAATTTAAGCGTGCTAAGATTTCTTCCTGAGTAGGAATGTCAAAACCGCCTTCAAATAAATCTGTATCTGGTGCAAACCCTACTTCAGCCACTATTTGCCACCCCAGCTAGACAAGGTTTTAATACCAAAGCTGGCAGCTATTGCACCACCAAGGAATGCTTTGTAGTAATCTGGCATTGTGGACAATACAGTAAACCCCTGCTCAACGTATGGAACCATTGACGGTATAAATGCACCTATCAATGGCAAACTTAAGATAATAGCAAACCACTCATCCTTCCAAGAAGACTGAGAGGCAGCGGCTTGTTGAGTTTCCCAATCAGCGTCCGCATCAATACGTCGCATCTTGGAGTCATGTACAGCTTGCTTTTCAGCAGCTTTGTTTTTAAGGAAAGTACCTGCTAACCCAGCTATAGGCCCAATCAAAGATTGCCACATATACTCACCTTAAAAAGAAAGCTAGGGGCTACCTAAGCAGCCCCATGCTTAACCTACTATTAGCTAGCAGGAACTACCAGAGTCAGACCAGACGCTGGGCGAAGTACAGCTACTCCGTACAAAGTGTCTGAAGTAAACAAGTTAGAGAGGAACTCTTGCTTGTACTGAGTCTGTGAACGTACACCCATTTGCTCTGCCATGACGATAGCATCACTATGCATCAACAAGCAGCCCAAAGAGTCTACTGTGCTAGATGAGTTATCGCTAGAGGTTTCAACAGTAGGACAGTTCGTGCTAACGAAAACATCAATACCGTACAGTTGACCAATCTGGCCGTTTGTAACTTGACCGTTGTTTACGAAGTCAGAGCTAACATAGCGGTCAATACCCATAATGGTGTTGCGGACAACAGGTGGGATAATGAAGCTACGTCCGTCCATAGGAACGTCAGCATCGTCTAGCTTTTGAATGATACCACGGAATGCTGCATCAGTAAATACGTCAGCAGAAACTACGGTGTCAGCCGTGTAGGTAGACAGGCCGTTAGAAGCATCTACGAAAAAAGTACCACCGTTGTTTAGGTAGGTCGTAGACGTTGTACCAGAAGCACCCAAGCCAGTAGCCAGAGAGTGCAGGTCGGTGTCAACTTGCTTAGCCAGTGCATAACCAGCATCTTCAGTGTAGAACTGACGCAAAGAAGACAAGGCTTGTACATCCGTAATATCCTCAATCAAGCGTGAGTATTCAAAGTGCTTGTTGATGGATACTTGCACTTCGCTTTCCGTAGCGTTCTGCACCGTTACAGCAGTATTCTCTGCTTTAGCGTGTGCATCGCCACGTACAGGCTTAGGTACATGGATCGTATCACCTTTCTTGCCAGCCATTGACATTTTTTTGACAAGGTTTGCCAAAACAAGGTTTTTCTGGTAAGCGGCGATAATCTCGTCACTCCAGATTTCCGGGATAAAGGTTGCTGCGCTAGTATTGTCAACAAACCCCCCAGTTGCGGGATATGTAGAATCAGTCATTTAATATCTCCTCAGATATACTATTTGACCCTCTTTTCAGCATACGCTCTCATTATTTCATCTTGTAGAGCAGTATACCTATGAGGATCGTCTTTCATAAGTTTAATAATGTCTGCGCGTCTATAGATTTTCTTAGGGCTTGATTCAGAGCTACCACTGGCATTGCCTGTACTAGCTGTACGTACTGCTTGCTTACGGCTCTGCTTTTCAGCATTAGCAGCTTGACCAATCATTTGTTGACGTTCTTTCCAAAGATTGAAAAGTTCATCAGCAGCTTCGTAGTCGTACTGTTTATCCGCTGCTACAAACAGCTTTGTCCTAATCTTAGATGCTTCAATCCACTCTGCAAATTTAGTATCCTTTAAGATACTTTCCATGTCAGGGTGATTAGTCTTCAGTGCAGATAATGCAGTTTGCATTCTGTACTGTTGGCTAACTGATTCAGCTTCCTTAATTTTAGGATGGTTCTGAATAGCCTGTGCTACTGCCTTCTCAGGATCAGTAAAGAAATCTACTTCTTCGACTTGTTCTTGTTGTTGTTGTTGGGGTTCCGTTGTGAGTTGTGTTTGGATGTAGTTGTCAACAACCTTACGTAGCTCACCTACCTCAGAACTTTGCCGCCCCAATAGCTTCTCAGCTTCTTGGTGCATCTGTACAAGTTCCTGTGCAGACTTACCTTGGTATTTATCAGGAATCTCAGGTTCACTAGGAGTTACCTGTTCTTCCACTTCCGGTTGCTCTTGTTGTTCAGCAAATACGTCTTCAGTAGACGCTTGCTCATCTTCACGCTCAATTATTTTAGCCATTATTAAACTCCGTACCTTAGTATTATGGAGAGATTAAAAAAGAGTTCTAGCTACGAACTTTGCTTTTTTTCGTATTGGATGTGACTCTGCCTAGCCTTTGCCCAACGCTTAGTAGCGTCGGGGAAGTCTCCGCTTATTGGGTCAAGAGAAGACCTGATAGGTGAGATAATCCTCTTAGCACTGTACCCGCACTTTTCGCACCTAACTGTGCGTTTATCTTCAGGTACTAGCGCCTCAAATACATGCCCATCTAAACACTTAAAATCATACAGCTTGAACATTGTCTTCTAAGTCAAGTTCTTCCTGTGGTTCTTCCAAAGCGTCTTTTTCAGCATTGTTAATTTGAGTTTCTAAGTTAAACAGAGTAGCAAGTATTGCAAGTTGTCCTTTACGGAAGTGCAAGTTATCGTTATCTGTTGTTAGTTCAACTGAGTTTATTTGCGCTACGTTTTGACCTAGATCCTTCATTAGTTGTTTCCAACCCTCTGAACGAAACATCTCAAAGTAATTAGCAAAGTAAACTTCTAGTTCCTTAGTCATCTTATGTATTCCCTTAATTTAGTTAAGATACAGTTTAGATTATATCATACTTTTGACAAAAAGTCAAGTGTTTTTTAATACATTTTTCTACCAGTGGTTTTACGCATTGGCTTCTTTTTCATGGCCTTCTTTTTCTTTGCAGGTCTACCAACTTGTTTTCCGTAAGTTCCTTTTCCCATTGGCATATCAGTCTTCCTCTTTTTTTGGTGGTGGGTCTCTAAGTAACAGTTTAGTACCTACGTCAGCCACAGGCACTACTCTGGGTTCACAGTACGCATCAAAATGTCTAGTCTTAGGCATAACGATAGCGTGTTGCCCTACGTCCTGATGAACTAAGGCTGTTTTATATTCAAGACAGGAAGTCAACTCTCTAAATGCTAGCTCCATTGTGGGTACATTTTTTTCAAGAATTACCAGCATAAAAACTAACATAGTCATGCTTTAAGATCTACTGTGTACTTATCTTGATTAAACACTTTTAAGATAGTGACCATTAGTTGTCCGTTTTTGTACTCATAGTAAAACTGTTCAAGATAAGTTATGGCCTGTACAGCACCCTTAACTGCGTATGTTTTTTGTTTTATAGAGTAAGAATCTTTAACTCTGTCAGTTACTATAAACTCATGTGCGTTAACACTGTTAGGAAAAGGAGCAGCTACAGCTTCCACTATAGCCTTCTTTTCTGTTTAACAGCCTGTGTTTTCACAGCAGTAGGTGCCTGTAGCTCCCACGTTAACAGCAGTAGTTTTGTGTCCCATGCGGTTCCAAGGACTCTTGGCGCTTGGTTCCGCACGTACACTGTCGCTCCGTACCCGCATTTTTTGTGGTTGTATTGCAGCCACATCTTTGCGACTCTGTGCCGCTTTGCTGGAGGGTTGACGTACTGCAACATTCTGTATTCTCGCATATCACAGAATAAGTTTGGTTGTTCTGGGTCATACTCTACTTCGACAGAAGTGCTTGAACTAGCGCGGCTATCTGTTCGTTTGTCTTTTCCTGAATTTTCTCCTGTCGCTCCAAGCTGGAGACTATGGCCTCCACTTTGGCGCTCGTCACTGCCTGTGCTTGGCCGTTGGCTTGAGCCTTTTTTGCAGTCTCCTCCGCTATCTGAGCTATGCGCTCACGATCTTCTGCGGCATGTGCAGTATTAGCTTGTAGTACACCCCAAGCAACTGCTAGGCTTACAGCGGCAGCAGCAATAGGTAACGCCCATTGTGGTATTTTAATAGAGTTTTCAGACATTGGTTTTCCTTATTATACTGCCCGTAGCGTAGCGGACTTTTTATTTACTATTTTATTGCTGGCTTCCAAAACAAAAGTAGAATGGTTTTTAATCATACGCAACACCTCCATCTGAATGTCAAGGTCTTGCGCTTCAATCAAAGAACCTCCAAGGTACGAAATTGTCTCTGCATTTAACCTTAGAGTGCTTATTTCAGGATTTTCAATCACAGGTACAAGTTCAGCATCTATCATGGTTAGTCCTTATTTTTTTCGTGACTTAGCTCCTACACACTTCCAACGCTTTCTTGATAAATTGTTTGGAGTGTTAGGGTCATTTTGTTTTTTCTTAGGCAGTCTTTTTTTAATACCTAAACTTCTAGCGCAGTAGCTGTCGCCTTTGCTGGTTCCCGGCTTAACTCTAGGGCCACCGCCTTTTGCTGGGCCAGCTTGTCCGTAAGATACTCTTTTGCCGCTAGAGGTTACTTTTACCTTCGCTTTTCCTTTCCTTGGTTTTGCCATCAAGCAGCCTCTTGTTGTTTAGTCTTGCGCGTCTGCGCTGGCCTTTTCGCTTCATTCTTAGATTCTAGTTCCTTAATCTTGTTTTCAAGTTCTTCAAACTTGGCGTTGATTTGGTCTAATGCGCTTTGAAACTGTACTGAAGTTACTACCATGTTACTGTCCTTGTCCTACTGGGGGTTTGTTTTGCTGTACGAGTTTGAGATCAATCTCCTTCTCTTTCAGCATAGTTTGTGCCATCTTCAGCCTACGTTCAAATTCTTTGTCATCCTCAGAACCCGCCTGTAAGTTGGTTGTGATAGCTTTGATCCTATCAATCTCTAGCTCCTGTGGTGCCAACTGAGTTTCTACAGCCATCTTCTGCGCTCTGGCTTGTGACTCAGTGGCTTGTCCATTCAACGCTGCTGTCTGTGACTGCTGGAACTGTAATTGTGCCTGTTGTGCAGCCTGTGCCAACTGTTGTTGCTCTGGAGTAGGTTGTGATTGCTGTGCTGCTTCCTGTAGTCTAGCAGTAAGGTCTTCACGGTTTGATAGGTTCATGTTGTCAATGATGGACTCTATTAACGTGTTGTACAGAGGTGAGTCCTGTGACATTGTTTGCAGAAGCTGGACAAGCTGAGTTACTTCGTACTCACGCGCTATAATGCCCAGTGTAGACGTAGCGTCAAACTTGTAGTCAGCTACAGGATAGTTCTCAGGATCAAACTGCATGTAACGGTAGGCAGCTTTCTTTACAAACGGTATGAGGAAACAGTCTTGGAAGTTTATTAGTGTGCGTTTGTGACGCTTAATAATAGCACCAAGAGACATGCTAATTCCAGCAGCGGTAGCTTCTCCATTGATACTTCCCGGAATGCCAGCAGAGTCAATCGCCCCTGTAGACATCTGTACCATTCTTTGTAACGCATTTGCTTGCTCAAAAGTTATTTGGCTTACTTGACCAAAGTTAAAGGGTTGTAGGACTTGCCTTGGGTCACCGTTAGTTAAAACAATCTTGCCGGGACGTACCTCTGGCCTAGACCCTCTAGGAAGCCGTGTAGCGTCCATAGCAAGCATTGGATGTACAGTAAGGGATAACGCATCAATACGTGCGCGTAGCTCTGTATCAAGCGCCTTTTGGCTATTATAGCCTTTCTCACAAACACCTCTACCCCAGAACCTTCCCGGCACAACATCCCAAGGGAATGCTACGATAGGTCGGTCACTCATCATGTAGGGGCTTTCTTCAGCCTTCAGGAGTATGCCACCGTTGGCAATGACAATGATTGCTTCCACGTAGAAACTTTCAGTTGTTTCGTCATCGTCCTCTACAAGTGTCTCTATCTCAGATATGTCCTCATCGTCAGCCATCATAAGTTCTTTTTCAGACTTAGTAAGCAGGTGTCGAGGTACTTTACCGTAGTATTTTGTTAAGCGTACTTTATCGTCATCAAAGCTGGATAGCTCTTGGTCAGGCTCTAGTTCGTAGTCTCTTGGAGCGTTACCAACGTACACATCAGCGTACACTCCAGACTCCTGTAGTTCCTCCACAAGATGTCGTGACACAAACTCATCTACAGCAACTCCAAGCGCATTGTCTACGTTTGTAGCTACAGGGTCAATGAGAAAGTTTTGAGGAAGGATGGGTCGCAGTTTGACCATTGTGCGGTCAGTCACATTAACACCCACTGCTGTCAACTCACCACCCATGATAGGCTGGGTGGCGGGAGCCATCTCTTTAACTTCCTCAAGCACTACCTCACCAATCCCCGTACCAAAAACGGCTGAGTTGATGAGGCACTCTCCTACTGCCTGACGTAGCTTTGATTTCTCTAGGTCAGCGTGGAGTTTGGTTCGCAGGTACACAATGTCCTGAGATTCTTGATCGTCCATATCGTCAGTAATACTAAAGTATTTACCGCGACCAAACGTAGCTTCTTCAATCTCCGCTACACTGGACTCTACAGCTTGCTGCAATGCAGGGCTGATTATTCTACTTCTTTCACTCTTTCTGTCTGAGTCTTGTGCTGCCCAGATACCTCTCCAGAGCCTATAGTATTCTTCGTTACGCTCTGCGTAGTTTGATTCATAGTGGTCACGCCAAGTATTACACTTGTCCATGACCCAATCTTCAACGTGCTGCTCAGTGGCAAGGGTGTCGTTGTCACCGTATTCCATAGTTATACCTTACGTGATCGTCTTGTTTTTTTGGCTATCTTTTTAGGTTGTTTACTGTGCTGTTTCCCTGCCGCTGTGTCTTTTCTTTTCTTACGGGTTGTTGCAGCGTACTCTTTAGATGACAACGACTTTATAGCTTTCTCAGGTAAGTAACGCTCTCCTGTGGCTTTTGGGCCTTGAGTGCTGGGCTTTCCTGACTTTGTACGCCACTTTTGACTTCCCCACTTTTTTAGTGACCGCTGTGGTTTTTTAAGCATTTTAGTTTTTGCCTTTTGCTTTCTTCTGTGCGGTCTTACTTAAATCCTTAAAGTGAAATAGGCGTTGGCTTGTTTTACCATGAGACTTGCCTGTGTGCAAAGTTCCGTTAGGCATTTTGTGTGTATTGCCTTCCCATTTTTTACCTGCTTTTGTGTAGTGCGGTACGCCTTTCATCTATATCCTCCACCTTTAGCTTTGTACTCTTTAGCAAGCATTTGGGCTTTACGCGCCGACCACTGTCCCGGCTTACCGCCTTTGCCCCCTGCTTTAATCCTGTTAAATAAATTCTTACGCATAGTGGGCTTTGTATAGTTCCCAGCTTCATTTACTCTTGATTTTTTTGCAGCCATTAGTACCCCGTTACTGTGTCCAAAACTTCATGGTCATCTATTTCAAAGTCGTATGTGTACGCTATCTTAGCCAACTGGTCTATGTAAGCTAATGCGTCCACAAGGTCATCATGTGTCAGTGGGTCAGGAAATTGAAATAACTGGTCTAAGAACCGACTGTTCCACTCCCCTTTGTCAAGGGTTACGAAACCATTTTCAAACCTGCCCTGTAGCGCCCACATGACCCTATCAGTCTTCTTTTTGTTTCCGTGGGTTAACTCATCAACCCTAAAAAACATCCCGTATCGCTTCATCATGTCCGTTAGAGGGGACATAACAGCCTGTCTAGCAATACCTTTCTCTATGCCTATCCCTACTGGCTTGTAGTCCCTGACAACCTCAAATATCTTTCTGGCTGTCTCAGACAACTCCCAGCGCCCATGAACTATGTTTTCAACATGCCAGTGTCCACTGTCGTTAACCTTGACAACCGCTATGGCTGTCTCGTCCAATTTACTGTTCTTAGTACGTTGCTTGTTTACTTCCTCAAAACCAGCTAGGTCAATGGCTATGTAGTAGTCACCGTACTCAGGGGATTCACCAAACTTGACCCAATCCTCCTTGAACATCTCAGAGCCTCTGGCCTCAAAGGAAGCCATAAACTCTTGTCTAAACGCATAGCTGGACATACTCTTTTTAGCTACGTTTATCTCATCCTCGTCCAACAGAGGATTGTCATAGCTTGTAAAGTGCCATGCTTTGTACGTTGGGTCATCATCTAACTCAGCGTACTGATACAACTCATAAAAGTGATTACGTCCCATAGGCGTACCTATGAACAACGCATTCCCCTTTTGGTCAGCCAATGCTGGCCTAAGAATCTGCTCAAATACTTCAGGCTTCATGTCTGCGTATTCGTCCATGACCAGAAACTTCAAGGACACACCACGCATAGTCTCTGGCCTGTCCGCACCCTTCAACGATATTGTAGCACCGTTGATTAGTTTTATCTGTAGGTTGTTAATGTGACTGGACACAATCACTGGATTCCCCAATTCAAGCAGTGTCTGCCACATGATGTCCCTAGCCTGTCCCTGTGTAGGTGCAACGTAAAACACATTACCCTTACTGGACTCCAAGGCGTTGACAATCAACAACCATGCTGCTAGTCTGGACTTACCAGTACGCCTACCAGCGGCTACAATCTTAAACCTTGTATCGTCACTCCAGACCTGTTGTTGCCAAGGGAGTAACTCAATGTTAAGATCAGTCACCTAGTAACACCACACCACAGCATCCGTATCTCTAGTATCCACATGGATAAACCCATTAGCCACACCTATCCCCCTAAAGCCCATAATCATTGCAGCTTTAATTATCTTATGGCGCTGTTGGCCCCCTGACACCTTAATGTCAGCAGCTATACCTTCAGAGTGTTTCCCCGGCTTAGCCTTCTTTGCCTCTATAGAGTGCTTAGGTGACCTATATCCGCTAGTGATTACAAAGGGAAAACCACAGGCTTCCCTCAACTCATCTAGCTTAGCAACGAACTCTGGCTTTATCTGATTCTCACCTGTTTCTTGACAATCAAAATCTTCTATCTTGAAGTATTTGTAGTTAGCCACTTTCTTCCGTAAACTCCCCTTCAATGGTGTTTTCTTCTTGTTCGGTTGTTGCTTCTTCTTCACTCGTACCAGAGACACTTGTGGCGACTTGCCCAACACCTGAGATAGTAATTGACACAGACTGTCTCCCACCTGTAGAATCCTTTTCAAAGTAACTTAAAGGCAACATCCTATCCATTACTAGTTTCCATGCTGCCGCTTGATTTTTATGGTCATCGTTAAGAGCAGCATTAAAAATACTATCCAGAACCTTGTTAGATTTAGGGGAAGCAAGCATTCTAGCCTTATATTCGTTAATAATGCTAGCGTCACCTTTAGGTCGACCTACTTTACCCCTGTTTCCTGTAGTTTTAGAGACTACATCAGTCTTCCTTGGTCTTCCTCTTTTACGTTTAGGTTGATCCATAAAGTATTTACCTTAGTACCTAAGAATACTATCTGATTATATCATATTTTGTGTCAAAAGTCAAGGATTATTTTAGATTATTTAGTTATAAGAGTGTCCTTTTAGTGTGTTTTTAGTAAATTCTAGTTTTCTTTTGTAAACAAGAGGTTAGTAAGCACTAACTATTGGTCATTTTAACCTAATTTTGGCCTATTTTGTACATGAGCAGGTACTATAATTTATTAAGCAGCACAAGCCCCTCCCCCGTCCCCTCTAGCATACCCCGGCCCTCATGTCAACCATAGACAAACCAGAGGTTGGCATGGTTATTGCATAGGAATCTGGCCCTCTGGCTACCACAGCCAACAAGAGAATACAAGAGTTGACATGTGAGAGGCACTCTGGCACCCCATAGGTCAACCCAAGTCAACCACAAACACACAACACCACCCATTGCAACTACTATATAGTTATATGCATAGATCAAATAGTTATTGACACCAGTGATCCACACGCTATCATGGCTGCACAAATTAATTAATAACTACATAGGTAAACACATGAGCACATTTACAACATTACTAGACATCCGTAACGACATAGCCGACTCATTGCATACTGTTGGTTTAGACAACTGGTCGCAGCGCCTAGTCATAGGGAGCGAGTACAACAGCATGTCGCGAGCTATAGAGGCCTACTTAGGCATAGACAAGGATACAGAGCATGACATGCCAGAGACGCTGGAACAGATGAAAGCATGGTACTCCGCAAGCGAAGGTCTGACATGGTTGTTTAACGATGCAGTGCGAGAGTTCAACATACCAGTAACACTAATAGACGAAACAATAGCGGCATAGCCGCGAACCATCCTAGGCCACGATGTAAAACTTGCCTGTTGCGTCCTGAGCACGACGAGTATAAACTGCTCGCACACTTTAACGACAGAGGTTTACACATGAAACTACGACAAATTGCATCTAACCAGACAGAACTAGAGTTACCCTGTGGCGCTGTGGTTCTATTCAGTTACGAGACACCAGTAGCAGCACAGCTAGCGTCGGGTGGTTTTATACGCACAGAACAGAAATGGTCTGTAACCACTAGCCGACACATCAACAAATGGTTGCAGGGTATTGACGCGCAGGAAGTACCACAGGCAGACTTGTACACTTTGACAGGAGAGGCAGCATAATGTTAAAAGACTGGAAATATAAATTAATGATTATTGGCCTAATGTTTATCTTAGTGGTAGACTGGGAACACACACTAACACTCTGGGGTTTTTAGTATGATTTGGAGCGCGATAAAAGATTTTTGCACTGCCTATGTTGTAATACTGGTGCTGGTTGGTGTATTATTTTTAATTGAAACTTACTTACTGGGGTAGATTATGAGCAATGAATATAAAGAAGCGAACGACGAACGTCTTATGGAATCAGTCTATGAGATAGTGGATAGCCTGACAGAGCTAGCGGCTCGCAGGTTACTAGAGGACATGCTGTTTACACAAGGCATAGAAAGCGAAGCATTCGACTGGACACTACGCAACCAGACTAAACAGTTTATCGAACAGGCAGAGAAGGCAGTAGCATGAACATATTTTATATCTCAACTGATCCTGTGCGTGCAGCAGTGTGGCAGTGTGATAAACATGTGGTCAAGATGATCCTAGAGTCAGCACAGATGCTATGCACAGCACACCATGAGTTTGGCAACCATGACGTGCCGTACAAAGTAGCGCACAGGAACCACCCCAGCACTATATGGGCTAGGGAAAGCGCAGCAAACTATAGATGGCTATACAGGCATTTTAAGGCTCTCTCAGAGGAGTACACAGAACGCTATGGTAAGGTACATCTATCGTGGCAAAAGTGCTCAGAGGCGCTGTGGAATCCTCCTAGAGGCATTCCTAACCCAGAGTTAGGATCAATAGACCATACACCACCACCACAGTGCATGCCTGACGAGTGCAAACGCGCTAGCAGTCTGGAGGCATACCGTGTATACTATTTCAAATATAAACCACAGGTTATCGACATGCGATGGCCTGAGAATCGACAACCACCAATGGAGCTATTTGCAGCATGAGCGATACATTCTCACATGACATAGACGAAACAGATGAATCTGAGCCTGAGAACCTCAGTGTTCGTGAGTTAAAAGAAAACGACCTGATTGAATACAGGTTGAACACAATGACTATATCAGAGGTATGCAACGCGGCCTCTAAATGGCTAACGATGACAATAGCCGACCACAGCGATGCACAGATTGATGCGTTACATGAAAAACTATTTAACAGGGAGCTACACTAATGAGGTGCAGAGCGTGCAACAGCGGCCCACTGGGTGAGATTGAGCTAGCTAGGAAAGACCACAAAAGCGGGGAGTTCCTAGACCTGTGCAACACTTGCTACACTGTGTCCAATAGAGCCATAATTGCTCAACAATATGAGTCACTCTATCTGGACGAAAGCCAACTGGATGAGCTAGAATTTGAACTTTTTGACTAGGAGGACTTGCGTTGATTTGAAAATCCTGTATAATATACCTATGAAGCGAAGGAATAAACATAATGGATATTCTTAAAGTTTCATATTTAGTAACCTACAATAACCACAGGAGTCTGTAGATGGCTGTAGCAGAGATGAAAGTAGCCTTTAGTAACTTGCGTGAGACTGAGACGTATCAGGGTCAAGATACTGGACGGTTTACCTTGACGGGTACTCTGGACGATGCAACGGCAGAGATGTTGTCCGCACAGGGTGTTAAAATCAAAGCCTACGAGGACATGGCACAACGAAAGTTTGCCAGTAAGTTTCCGGTGAAGATCATAGACGCGAATGACGCGCCCTTCACTGGTGACATTCCCAGAGGCTCTCTTGTACGCATTAGCTACAAGACAGGCCCAGCACACCCAGTGCATGGTACGCCGACGTACCTGAACGCTGTGCGGGTGTTGGAACTTGCTGAAGATGCGTCTGGGATAGATGACGAACTCTAAGTTTATTAAGCATGAATCCTGCCCAGTATGCGGCAGTAGTGATGCGCTGGCCCGTTATAGTGACGGGTCGGCCCATTGCTTCTCCGCTGGGTGTAACCACCATGAGAATGGTAATGGTGAAGTAGTGAGCATTGCAGAGAAAAGACCGCTAGAGTTCAATGGTGCCACGGCTTCCATACCAGAGCGTCGAATCACACAGGCTACGTGCGCCAAGTTTGGCGTTACTGTGGAGTTCGATAGGTCAGGTAAGATAAGCCGACATCACTATCCATACTATGCTGTGGACACTAACGAGGTGAAAGGCAGCAAGGTACGCATTGTTCAGAACAAAGACTTTTACGCCACAGGCTCGTTGCAGGGTGTAGGGTTGTTTGGTCAGAACACTTGCAGGGGTAGAGGCAAGTTTATAACGATAACAGAGGGCGAACTGGACGCGCTGAGCGTGTCTGAGATGTTCGACAACAAATGGGATGTGGTGTCGCTACGCTCTGGCGCATCCGCAGCAGCAAAGGAAATAAAAGAGCAATTAGAGTGGCTTGAGGGCA